ATTATAAAAAATGATTAGGAAAATATCATGATTATTGTTGATATGAACCAAGTGATGATTGCTTCTTTAATGGCATCACTACGTGGACAACCGCATGTTGAAGAAAATTTAATACGGCATATGGTTTTAAATACTCTCCGAGTCAATCGACTCAAATTCAAAGATCAGTTTGGTGATATGGTTATCGCTTGTGACGATAAGAACTATTGGCGCAAACAGATCTTTCCTTACTATAAAGCAAGTCGCAAGCAGATGCGTGAAAAGTCTCCCCTTGACTGGAACGCAATCTTTCAAACCTTGAATAAGATACGAGACGAGATTCGAGACAACTTCCCTTATCCTGTAATCCGTGTTGAGTCTGCTGAAGCAGATGATATCATTGCAACTTTCTGCCATGAGAATGGTCGAGAGTTGGGCGGTGATCCCATTCTGATCCTCTCAGGCGACAAAGACTTTATGCAACTTCAGAAGTATGCGAATGTGAAACAGTATGACCCTGTACGCAAGCGATTCCTTGAATGCTCTGATCCAAATAAGTTTTTGGTTGAGCATATCCTTCGTGGCGACAGTGGTGATGGTGTTCCCAACTTCCTTTCTTCTGATGACACTTTCGTCAGCAACTCTCGTCAAAAGCAACTGCGACAAAAAGTCATTGATCAAATTCTTTCAGCTGACTGGCCAGAAGATTGGACAGGTATGAATGAAGAATTGATTCGAAACTTTAATCGCAATCGTTTGCTGATTGACCTCGACCGAGTTCCTGATGAAATACGCGATGAAGTGAAAACACAATATCAGCAGCAGTCTGAAAAGGATCGCTCTAAGTTGTTTAATTATTTCATCAAAAATAAACTCAAGCACATGATGGAAAATATAAACGAGTTCTAATATGAAACTACCATTGATTGATACTATCTTCACTGATCTCGAGAAAACTTCGGGTCGCAAAAATAAAGTCAATTTTCTTCGGAGTCATCGACCAAATAACTTAATGCTTCGATTGTTAAAGTACACATTTGATCCGAACATTGAGTTTGATTTGCCTGAAGGTGCTCCACCATATAAAGAAAATGACGTCATTGACGAAGATGATTCAGGACTATACGCTGAAGACCGTCGACTGTATTTGTTTATCAAGGGTGGTAATCCTGATCTAAAACCAGTGAAGAGGGAAATGCTTTTCATTGAATTGTTGGAGAACATAAACCCGAAAGAGGCGAAGGTGCTTCTTGCAGTAAAAGATAAGAAGTTACCATACAAGGGATTAACAAAGAAACTGGTAGAGGAGGCATTTCCAGGACTGCTATGAGTAAGACGAAAGGGGATCGTTTGTACAACGAACTGCGGCGCGAAGAGCGTAAGAAAAAGCAAAGAGTAGATCATGGTGAAGAACTGAAAGAAAAGAGCATAAAGAATGCTTTACGTTCAAATAATCTTAATGATTTGCTATCGTTCAACGACTACATTAAATAAATACTAATATGCCTGTTTATAATTTCCGCGACAACGACACGGGCGAAACGTCCGAAGTCACTCTGAAGATTGCAGAACTTGATTCCTTCAAGTCTGAAAATCCTCATCTCTCACAAGTTCATTTATCCGCACCCCGATTATCCAGAGACGATGGTAAACAAAAACCTGACGATGGTTTTCGGGATGTACTTCGTTCAATCAAAAAAGCATCAGGGAGGGGAGCAAACATCAACACCTTTTGATATGTATTTGGCGAGTAAGTTACTAACATAAACCCAAAACATAAGGCACGAAATATGGCACTTTCAAAGAAACAAAGACGGTCACTGAGAAGGCAAGGTATTCTGGATGATCGTGAAAATGTTCCATCGAGAGGCATGAAATTACGTGAGATAAAACCTAAAACCCAAAACCAGCAGGAAGTCTTCGAACAATACGATAACGAAAAGCACGTCCTGTTACATGGTTCGCCAGGAACTGGCAAAACATTCCTATCGCTATATCTAGCACTATACGATCTGTTCGAGTATCAAGACAATTCAAAGGATAAAATTGTAATCGTCAGATCAGCACAACCATCGAAAGACATAGGATTTCTACCAGGAAAAGAAACCGAAAAGATGGCAAACTACGAAGCACCCTATAAAAGTATCTGCGCAGAATTGTTTAACAGAGGAGATGCATATGATATTCTGAAGCAGAAGGGCATCGTAGAATTCCAATCAACCTCATTCCTTCGCGGAACAACAATCGACAATGCCATTATCATACTTGATGAGGCACAAAACCTGTCATACATGGAATTAAAAACTGTATTGACAAGGGTAGGTGATTCAAGTAGAATAGTTGTATGTGGAGATATACTTCAAGATGACCTCACTAGCAGCAGATATAATCAAGAGTCTGGACTTGAGGGAATCATGAGAATCTTTAAGAGAATGAATTCTATGGCGCACATAGAATTTGGTATTGACGATATTGTTCGCAGCGGATTTGTTCGCGAGTTTATTATCGCCGAACACGAACTAGGAGCATTCAATCCAAGGGAGATGCTAAGAGCAGTATAATGAAAACTTTTGATTATGAATTGTTTGAGGAAATAACACTCAAACGTGTGAACGAAGATGGAAAGCGACTGTATCAAACACCAACAGGAGAAAAATACCCATCAGTCACTACAGTCCTTTCCTACTTCTCTCGAAAGGGGATCGCCGCGTGGAGAAGAAGAGTTGGCAACGAGGAGGCAAATAAAATATCCACGCAAGCAGCAGGTTTCGGTACGGCGATGCATGATATCGCTGAAAAATATACTCTCGGTACATTAGTAGAGAAAGAAGCAAACCCGATCGCCCTTTCTTCCTTCCGCACCATACAACCTTATCTTGATGAGAACGTCGATAAGATCTATGGTATTGAGTTGCGTATGTATTCTCATGAATTAAAAACTGCAGGGACGGCAGACTTAATCTGCCGATACGCAGGTAAAAATACGTTGCTCGACTTCAAAACTTCTCGCCGCCGAAAGACGCGCGACGACATCACCACCTACTTCATGCAATGTGCTGCCTATGCGATCATGGTCAAAGAGCGTTATGACGTTGATATTGAACAGGCAGTTATCCTCATGGCAATCCGAGACGACAACAATCCTGAGATATTTGTCGAGGATATTCAACCGTGGATACGCATGACCCGTAAATTCTTTGATCTCCATAATCGGGGACTGCTAAGTTATTGATTTATGACGACTTTTTCAAACTTTACTTTGTACTGATTTTCAGCGATAATATCTCTATACTGAAATAAAGGAGATAGTTATGACAAAGTGGTATGATCGTGGTCAGACAGGCGAGTACCTGTTGGACCAAGTAGAGTCCTTGCTTGACGGGTACATCACCGTCGAGCAGTTTCGCGCTCGTTGCAAGCAGGTTGGTCTCGACGACACTGAAGTCGAAGAAATCTTCGCTGAGCACACCACTATCCCTCTAGACGAAGATATCGTAAGTAGTTGATTTTACACGACTTTTTCAAACTTGTACTTGTACACGGTTTGCGCGATAATATCTGTATTGGTTGAGGAGACACGAGCATGAATGAAGCAAACAAATCTACCCTAGCAAAACTGCTTGCCACCGAGAATATCTCAGTGGTTCAGGACAAGGTTCGCACTGCTTCTTTCGATGTCAAGAATCGTGTACTCACTCTCCCCATGTGGGCAGACGTTTCCAAGCACACCGAAGATCACCTGATCGGACACGAAGTCGGTCACGCGCTGTTTACTCCCCTTGAAGGTTGGCATGACGCTGTGTGCGATCGTGGTCCTTCTTTCAAGTCATATCTCAACGTGGTCGAGGATGCCCGAATCGAGAAGTTGATTCAGCGCAAGTATCCTGGACTGCGTGGTTCTTTCATCAAGTCATACCGCAAACTGTTTGCTGACGGTTTCTTTGGTGCTGACCTTGCTACCATCAACAAGATGGGTCTGATCGACCGTATCAACACCTACTTCAAGTGCGGTATGTCTGCTGGCGTTGAGTTCGCAGCAGACGAGAAGCACTGGTTGCCTCGCATCGAGAAACTCGAGACTTGGGAAGAAGTTGTTGCTCTCACTGAAGAGTTGTTCCAGTTTGCCAAAGAGCAGCAGGAGCAGAAAGAAGAGGAGATGGCAAACGACCCCGACGAAGACGAAGATGACGAAGATGATGACGGCGACGAAGATGTCGCTGGCATGTCTGGCGACGAATCTGACGATGAAGAGATGGACGAGTTCGACGAATTGTTCAGCGAAGACTCTCCCCAGCAGGAAGAGCAAGGCGAAGAGTCTGACGAAGACAACGACGCTGATGCACCCGAGTCTGCCACCACTGGCACTGGCGAAGAAACTGCTTCCGAGCAGGATGAAGAGACAGGCACTGA